AAATTATATTGGTGAATGTTGGATGAAGATTGCCGAAGGATTATCACATAAGCCAAACTTTATCAACTATTCTTACAGAGATGAAATGATTGCCGATGGTATCGAAAATTGTCTTATGTATTTTGACAACTTTAATCCAGACAAATCTAAGAATCCTTTTGCATACTTTACACAAATCATCTACTATGCATTCCTACGCAGAATACAAAAAGAAAAGAAACAGTTATATGTGAAGTACAAGGCTACAGAACAGATTGGTATATTGGATGAATTTGAACTGATGGAATTTGATGATGGTACGTCTAGGCAATTTGAATTATATGATAACATATCAGAGTTCATCTCAACATATGAGGATGCCAAACAGGCAAAGAAAGATGCCAAGATGGTAAATAAACCAAAGGGTATTGAAAAGTTTATGGAATAATGTTATAATGTAAGTATCAATCACGATACTTATTATAAAAACACAAATCACTAAATAGTTATAAAGGATCAATTATGCACATTCTTTATAAAGTAACTTATTTACCACATTTAAATACCAAATGTCCAAAATATTATGTTGGTTCTAAACACAATTATAAAGGTAACTATTTTGGATCAGTAGATTCTAAACAAGTATATGAATATACTGAAGGATTGAGGTTAAGAGATTGGTGGAAAAAACAAAAAAAAGACACTAAAAACTTTTTATTTGAGATTATTGAATCATTTGAAGAAATAACACCACAAGAGTTAGTTGAAAAGGAACATGATTTACATATTAAATTAAATGTTTTGGGTGATGATTACTTCAATCATAGTATAGCAACAAAAGGTTATTGTTCTATCAAAAATAGCGAAAAAACTAAAAAAATAAAATCAGAAAAAACAAAATTATATTGGGATAGTGAATCTGGCCAAAATAAAAAACAAAGATTAATTGAACGTAATAAAACCGTACATAAAAAAAATATGTTGGAGAAATGGAAAAACCCAACTGAACCAATGTTAAATAAAGTTTATCATGGTCGAACTAAAGGTTCAAAAGATTTACAGAAAAGAAAACAAAAACCCATTAAAAAGATTTATGCTGAAGGTTTAATTTTTAATGATGCAATAGAAGCTTCTAAACATTTTGGAATTCATCCAGTAAATATTAGAAGAAGGTGTAGATTAAATTATAATGAAAATTGGAGATACTTAATTGAGAGTTGCGATAATAACTGATACCCATTGGGGTGCAAGAAATGACAGTTTAAATTTTATAGATTATTATGAGAAGTTCTATCGAGATACTTTTTTTCCAATTTTAGAAAAAGAAGGTATTAATACAATATTGATGCTTGGTGATACTTTTGATAGAAGAAAATATATTAATTTTGTTACTTGGAATAAAGCTAAAAGTATATATTTTGATGAATTATATAAACGAAACATACAAACATATATTTTGGTAGGTAACCATGACACCTCGTATAAAAATACAAATGAAGTGAATTCTCCTGAATTATTATTAAAAGAATACGATAACATCAATGTAATTGATTCTCCACAAACCATTTCTTTAAAATACGGTAAAACCACACACGACATTTGTATGATGCCTTGGATTTGTGCGGACAATTATGACCGTTCAATGGAAGAAATAAAAAATACATCAGCCACAATATGTATGGGTCATTTTGAAATTGCTGGTTTTACCATGCATCGTGGTATGCAATCACAAGAAGGATTGGACCGCGGACTATTTCGTAAATTTTCTGCTACATTTAGTGGTCATTACCATCACAAATCCAGTATTGATGGTATACACTATGTTGGTAACCCATATGAACTTACTTGGCAAGATTATAACGACCCTCGTGGTTTTCATTTATTTGATTTGGATAACGGTGACCTTACCTTTGTACAAAACCCTAATGTAATGTTTCACCGAATCCTTTATGATGATAAAGTGGAAACGATTAAAGAGATTGATGGTAAGGACTTGTCTCGGTATACAAATACCTTTGTTAAAGTGGTTGTAATCAATAAAACAAATCCATACCTATTTGACAAGTTTATGAATAACTTGTATAATGTAAACCCAGCAGACATTACTATTGCTGAGGACTTTACGGAGTTGTCTGACCTCACCGATGAGGATGTCGACCAAGCTGAAGATACAATAACCATATTGAACAAATATGTTGACGGTATCGAAGAAGATAACATAGATAATAACAGAGTTAAAAATCTCTTGAGAGAACTCTACATTGAAGCAATTAACATAGAATGATTTTATTTCAAAAGATTCGTTGGCGTAATTTTTTAAGTACCGGAGCACATTTTACTGAGATTGATTTCACCAAGTCCACCAACACATTAGTTATAGGTGGAAACGGTGCAGGCAAATCTACAGTATTGGATGCGTTGTGTTTTGGATTATTTGGAAAACCATTTCGCAAAATAAATAAACCACAACTATTGAATTCAATTAACCAAAAAGATGCATTGGTTGAAATTGAATTTGATGTTGGTACTAAAAAATATAAAGTTGTTCGTGGTATCAAACCAAACAAGTTTGAAATCTATGTCAACGGAGTTTTGTTGAACCAAGATGCAGCTGCAAAAGATTATCAAGATGTATTAGAGACACAGATTCTCAAGTTAAATTTTAAGTCTTTTACGCAGGTTGTTATTCTTGGTTCCGCATCCTTTGTTCCGTTCATGCAACTATCGGCATCTGACCGTAGAGCAATCATCGAAGACTTACTTGACATTCAAATCTTTTCTACCATGAACAGCGTAGTTAAAGATAAACTTTCTCAAAATAAAGAATTGATATCAAAAGTAAAGTATTCTATTACATTTCTTGAAGAAAAAATCAAGATGCAATTAGAATCTATCGAAGAACACAAGAAGCATAACGATGGTGAAATTGCCAAAAAGAGAGCAGAAGTTGGTAATTCTAAGTTACAATCCAATAAACTTTATAATGACAACCTATCAATACAAAGACACATCACGGTATTAAATAATAAAGTTGGTGATAGTAAACAAAAACTGGATAAAAAATCAAAAGGATTGTTTCAGGTTAAAGGTAAGATTCAAACCAATATCAATCGACACGAAAAGGATATTGAGTTCTATGAAATCAACCACGATTGTCCAACATGTAAGCAATCAATTACACCTGAGTGGAAAGAAACTCAAGTCACTGAAAAAAATACTAAGATCGTTACACAGAAAAGAAATCTTCAGGAAGTTGAAGTGGAGTTGGCCAATGTCAATACCGAAATTGAAGAACTGAATAATTTACTGACACACATTTCAGAACATCAAAGTGAAATTACAAAAAATAATGCCACCATTTCGGCCATCAATAATTACATCACAAAATTAAATGATGAGATTGATGAACTTTCCACTAAAGTGGAAACATCCGAGCAAGATAATGGCAAGTTATCAACACTGAGAAAAGAATTAGAAGAAAGCGAAGAAGAATATCAAACATTTTTGGTAGATAAACAGTATTTGGAATATGCCAGTACATTGTTGAAAGATGGAGGCATTAAATCTCGCATCATCAAACAATATCTACCAATTATGAATAAATTGATAAACAAGTATTTATCAGCAATGGACTTTTTTGTTAACTTTAATATCAACGAAAACTTTGAAGAAACAATTAAAAGTAGACACCGTGATGAATTTTCTTATGCTAATTTCTCTGAAGGTGAAAAAATGCGTATTGACTTGGCCTTATTGTTTACATGGAGACAAATTGCCAAGATGAAAAATAGTACCAATACCAACCTATTAATTTTGGATGAGGTATTTGATTCTTCACTGGATACTGTGGGTACAGAAGAATTTTTGAAATTGATTAATGAAATGGGAACAGATACAAATGTGTTTGTTATTTCCCATAAGGGTGACCAACTGTTCGACAAATTTAGGTCAATAATTAAGTTTGTTAAAAAAGGTAATTTTAGTAGGATTGAAAAATGAGTGAAATTAAAGATGATGTTTTAGTAATTAATACTGAACAAAAAATAGAAAACAAAAAAGAAGTTGAAACCTTTCAGTTGGTTGATCCAAACCACGAAATGATGTGGACAGTTCTACCTGAGTTTGACTTTGAAAACTCTCCAGTAAACCCAGATGACTTTGCGTCAACGCTTGTTGAAACCTGCAAGAAACATAGGGGCCTAGGACTCTCAGCCAATCAATGTGGTTTTCCACATAGAGTATTTGTGATGGGTGCTAATGATGATTTTATTGCCTGTTTTAATCCAAAAGTTATTTTAGCCGAAGAAGAAACACACATGGTGGAAGGTTGTTTATCCTTTCCATTACTAGAATTGCGTATCACCCGTCCAAAAACAATCACGGTAGAATACCAAGACTGGAATGGCAAAGTACATAACGCAAAGTTTACCGGTTTATCCGCAAGAATCTTCCTGCATGAGCTTGACCATTTGAACGGAATCGTGTATACTAATCGTGTAAAACCTCTTGCGTTAAAATCTGGTATGAAAAAGGTTGAAAAAAAATACCGCAAGTATTTTGGTAAAAATATGAACAACTTGATTAGTAATGGCAACAAAAAAACAAATCCCTGATATTGACGAACAATGGAAAATCTGGCAAAATGAAAATGAACCAGAACGATTCGAACACATTGATACGGAAACACTACGTCAACAAATTATTGCCGACTTGACGGTTAAATCTCAAATGGATGTTCGTGAATATACCTTGTATCAGAAATGGTGTGAGGTACATGAGAAGTTTCCAACTCGTGAGATTACTACATTATATGGTAGTGCAACTCAATTGATTGATATGTCCACCGAAAAGGTGATTGCAGATATCAAAGGTAACATTTGGATGCCACAATCACCAGATGATTATATGAATCTTAAACCTAAGATGGTTCTCTCTAACGGTCCATTGGCAGAGAAGTGGAACACACTACGAACATTCTCATCTACAATGAAGAATAATTCCAATATTGGACGAAATCTATTCTATACTGTGTTGGATGAAATTACAGGAAAGTTTTTGGGTGTCATTTGTATCTCATCTGATTTCTTGGACCTGACTCCTCGTGATAAGTTCATTGGTTGGCCTAAAGATATTAAGACCACAGGCAACATGATCAATCATACTGCAATTGGTTCTACTATTGTACCACTACAACCACTCGGTTTCAATTACATGGGTGGTAAATTATTGGCATTGTTATGTCTTTCGGATACAGTTCAAAATGATTGGAGAAGACAATATGGAGATGTTCTTGCTGGCGTTACTACTACTAGTTTATATGGTAACACAAAGTCCAATGGGCTTTCTCAGTATGATGGACTCGAACACTGGAACAAAATGGGCTTTAGCTCAGGCTCAGTTGCTTTCGATCCCAATAGAAATATACTTAATCGCATCTATAATTGGGTAAAAGAAAATCACACCAAACATTATTTTGAATGGTGGGAAGCAAAGAAACCCAATGGTCTGCCTTATAAACGTGACCATAAAAACCGCACATTACACTTTGCGTATAGTAAGTTGAAGATACCAAAAGAATTGGTTAAATGCGCTCACCAACGTGGCATTTATTTCTCACCACTATATGACAATACACCCGAATTCCTCCGTAAAGAAATTACGGAAGAGTCACTGGTAAAATCTTTTGATACCAGTGTTGAGGCCTTAACGGAGATTTGGAAAACCAAATATGCCAAAGGCCGAATTTCCATGTTAAAGAAGAAGAACACTGTCTCTTACGAGTCCTTATTCTATGATGACCTCATCTTCCTAACATGGGAAGAAACCAAAGCAAAATATCTAGCACAAGTTGGCAGATAAAACGACATACGATCAGTAGATTGTATGTTTTAATTAACTTATCGGAAAGTTTCCGAGTATAAGGAGTGTTATATGAAAGTGTTATTAGATGTTCAAAAATCATTGGACCAATGTTCACCAAAATATCCAAAAGGTGTTCGTTTTGTTAAACGTGTTGTCTTGAAACGTGGCCGGACAGGTGTGGTTTCTTATCCGCCAACCAATAATCCACGCCAGCTGGATGTTGTTTTGTCTAGTGTACCAGACTTGAGAGATTCTTTATCTGTCAATGGATACATTTATACATGCAGTCCACCCACTATTAAAATGGATCCAAATAATAAAGACCGTTTCGTTGGCCTTTCTGGTTATCACCGTGAAGTGGCGGCTGAACAGTTGGGTTGGGAAACAATGATGTATGATGTGCTGGAATTTGATTCTCCATTGGATGAACGTATTCATCGTACAGTATCAAACCACCACAGAACACCATCAATTCCAAACACCGTTTTAGATATTGTGAAACAGGTGAAAGAGGCTGTTGCAAACAATGAAATTCCAAATGATGATACGTCAATTAAATCATTGATTCAAATTCTGGCATCAGATAAAACAAAAACAGTTCAATCTAAGATATTCAAAAAATTTAGAGAACATATCTCTACATCATCCACTATTCGTAATTATCATACTGATGGTGGTGACCGTTCAACTATTGAATTTGCTGAACTGCATAACATTCCATTTGGTGGTGACGCTCGATTTACACAAACAAATAAATTAGGATACATCACCGGCATTAAAACACCAAAGACAACTTTGTATGATGCCAAAAAATTATCCAGAGCATATGGAGGTAAAGATGTGGAGATTTATGCTTGGATTAAAGATAATCCAAAAGAAGCTCCAGCAATTTACACCCAACGCGAAGAATGGAAATTGAAATTCGATGAATTCATTTTAGATGACTGCAAAGAAATCCAGTTTATGTTTCAGAAAATGGGATATAAAGCAACACTGGACGACATCCTTGCATCTCATCCATTGAAATTTAAAGGATTTCTTTCACAGGATATCTCACCAAACCCACTCGACAACGGTAATCCTAAAGAGTATGGTGTGGTGGATATAAATGGTAAACGTATTTAAGTATACCATTAAATTGCTTGACAAGGTCACTATATAATTGTATAATAGTGACACTTGCACAAATGCAAGGCTTTTTATTTTTAAATTATTATTGGAGTTTGATATGACTACACGCACTTCCGCAAAACAAAAAATGGTTAACTACTTGAGCAAGACAGAAGGTTACAACACTTTCTCGACAGCACAAGGTCGCCGTTTGTTCGGTGTTCAAAATGTTTCCGCACGTATTGATGAGTTGCGCCAAGAAGGCCACTGCATCTACACTAACACTGTTACCAAAAATGACGGTAGCAAAGTTAGCGTTTATCGCCTAGGTTCACCAACCAAAGCTATGGTTCGTGCCGCTTTGCAGTCTGGTTACAGCTTTACTGCCTAATTAGGCAACTCAGGGAGTAACCAGAATTTCTGGTTCTCCCTTTTTTTATTTTTGGAGAGCAAATGGAAATTTCAATTAAAAAAGAAGAACTACAAACGAAAAGTATATTTGTAGCCACACCGATGTATGGTGGCATGAATCATGGACTATATGCCAAGGCATGTTTAGACTTACAAGCACTGTGTATGCAATATGGTGTTAAAGTTAAATTTTCATTTCTTTTCAATGAATCTTTGATCACACGTGCAAGAAATTATTTGGTTGATGAATTCATCCATCGTTCTGATTGCACACACCTGTTGTTCCTTGATTCGGACATTCACTTTGATCCTAAGGATGTTATCGCTTTGTTGGCATTAGATAAAGATGTTATTGGTGGTCCTTACCCTAAGAAAGCAATCAAATGGAAAGCTGTCAAAAAGGCTCTTGAAAAGAACCCTGACATTGATGAAAATGCACTAGCACAAGTTACTGGTGATTATGTTTTCAACCCTGTTAAAGGTACTGCAAAGTTCTCTGTAACTGAACCTCTGCAAGTATTGGAAATCGGAACAGGTTTCATGTTGGTTAAACGTGAAGTGTTTGCTAAAATGGAAGCAGAGTATCCAATGATTCGATACAAACCAGACCATGTTGGCCAAGCTCACTTTGATGGTTCTCGTTACATTCAAGCTTTCTTTGATACAGTTATTGACACCAAAGATTCTATCACTGGTGGTGGTTCTGATCGTTATCTATCAGAAGATTATATGTTCTGCCAGATGTGGCGTAAAATGGGTGGAGAAATTTGGTTGTGTCCATGGATGAGAACAGACCATATTGGTACATATCACTTTAAGGGAGATATGCCAGCTGTTGCGAATTACGTTGGCGAAATGTAATGTCTGACGGTCGTAAATATGATGGTGGCAAACTAGAATATGGTTTGTTACCTCCAAAAGCACTAGAGGAAACCGTAAAAGTTCTTACCTTTGGTGCTCAAAAATATGACCGTGACAATTGGCAAAAAGTACCTGATTCAAAACGAAGATACTTTGATGCCATGCAAAGACATGTGTGGGCATGGAAACAAGGCGAACAATTTGACGAAGAATCTGGTATACACCACCTTGCCCACGCAATGTGCTGCTTGATGTTTTTGTATGAACATGATACAATGTATTCTATTAATAATGAAGAGGTGAAAAATGAAACTATCTAATGAAACACTTAATGTGTTAAAAAACTTTGCTGGAATTAATTCAGGTATTGAATTTAAATCCGGTAATACTATTAAAACTATTTCTTCCACAAAGACTGTTCTTGCAACAGCCACTTTGAAAGATACTTTTCCACAGGATTTCTGTGTGTATGACCTAAATCAGTTCCTATCAGTTCATTCGCTGAGTAAAGATACTGAACTAGATTTTGATACACAACATGTTATCTTCAAATCTGGTCGTTCCAAGACCAAGTATCGCACTACAGCGAAAAACATGATTGTTTCTCCTCCAGATAAAGAGTTGAAATTGCCATCTGTTGATGGTTCTTTTACTTTGAATCAAGAAGATTTGTCACAGGCATTGAAAAATGCTTCAGTATTACAATCACCTAACATTGCTTTTGAATCTGACGGCGAAACTATCTCTGTTACGGTGTTCAATTCAAAAGATGATTCTGCACACACCAACACAACTCAAATTGGTGAAGATACTCGCAAGAATAAATTCAAAGCTGTTTTCTTGACAGAAAATTTTAAGATGATTCCTGACACATACAACATTGAAGTTTCAAAAGCAGGTCTTGCTGATTTTAAAAACAAAGTCGGTGACTTGCAGTATTTCATTGCAATTGAAGCCAAAGATTCAACTTTTGGAGAATAAGATGACCAAGGTAAATACGTTATTCGGTTCCTTTGATGATGAAGCATTGAAAAAACTAAAAGGTTATGTTGATGAAGCTGTTGTACATATGCACCGCAATGATGCAAATAACGCAGCAATCAAAGACATTGTTGACCTTGCACATGATGAATTAAAAATCCCTAAAAAGATTTTGAAGCGAATGGCAAAAACACAACACAAAAACTCATTTCAAACCGAGGTTGCAGAATCTAAAGAGTTTGAAGCCTTGTACGAAAGTATGGTTGAGGTTAAGTAATGGAACCCGTAGGCAGAAGAAAATTTGCCGCAACACTAGGCCTTCTTGGTCTAGTTGGTGCTGGTGTCAAAGGATACCAAGAGGCTAAAGAACGGATTGTCTACAAACAAGATGAGTTGCCTACCAAGGAATTGGAAGCACTTCTTGAAAAGAAACCTGTACTGCAATTGCAAGCGGTATATGGAACACCAAAACCCAAACCTGCATATAGTATGAATCAATATATGATTACAGGTTGGGGTGATGAATATGTTGAAGGTACCAAAAAGGAAGTAAAGGTCAATATTGTACCTGGTCCTGATGGTAAACTTTACGTCAAAGAGAATGACACTTGGCGTAAAATCTGATACAATACATTTTTATATTATGGAGAATTTGAATGAGTACACATATGTTGTGGGTCGAGAAGTATCGTCCTCAAGCCATCGAGAATTGTATTCTTCCTGATGCGTTAAAAAATACATTTCAAGAATTTGTAAACCGCAAAGAAATTCCCAACTTGCTTCTGTGTGGTACTGCTGGTGTCGGTAAGACAACTGTAGCACGTGCATTGTGTGAAGAAGTAGGTTGTGATTATATTATTATCAACGGTTCTGATGATAATGGTGTTGATATGATTCGCACCAAAATTAAGAACTATGCCTCGTCAATGTCCTTGACTGGTGGTCGTAAAGTTGTTATCCTTGATGAGGCAGACTATCTAACACCAAATGCACAGGCTATCCTCCGTGCAGGCATTGAAGAATTCGCATCTAACTGTTCGTTCATCTTCACTTGTAACTTTAAGAACAGGATCATTGATCCATTGCATTCCAGATGCACCGTCATTGACTTTAAAGCCAATGGTTCAAAAGCAAAGATGGCCTCTGCGTTTTTTAAACGTGTTGAAGGTATTCTGAAAGAAGAAGGCATCACATATGATAGAGAAGTTGTTGCAGCTGTCATCACTAAACATTTCCCAGATAATCGCCGTATTCTTAATGAGCTGCAGCGTTATGGCGTTAGTGGTACTATTGATAAGGGTATTCTTTCTTCTGTATCGGATGTACAACTCACGGAGTTAATCAATTCACTCAAAGGCAAAGACTTTGCTGGTTGCCGTAAATGGGTCACCAATAACTTGGACAACGACCAGTCACGAATCTTCCGTGGTTTATATGATTCATTGTATGAACAGTTGAAACCTGGTTCAGTACCCCAGTTAGTTCTTATCCTTGCTAAGTATCAATATCAAGCAGCATTTGTGGCTGACCATGAAATTAATTTGATTGCTTGTCTCACAGAAATTATGGTGGAATGCACTTTTAAAGGAAATGATTGACGATTTTGAATCTAGATAATCCTGTTGCAATCATGGCATCTTTTATGGTTTCATATTTTATGTCATGAATAATAACAGATTTGGATGTATTTCTACCATTTATTCTACCACTTCGTTGATTACTCCATTTTTGTTTTTGCTCGGATGTATGATTTGGTTTGTTGATAATATTTTGTTTCATACGAGTGTTGGAGATTTTTTCTTTATGTTTTTCACTAAATGTTCTGCCTCTTTTCCATCCAACATAATCGTATTCATCGAGAATATCCACAAAAGCGTTTTCTTGACCGTTCGTCAACCAAATTCTATTTTTTCCTGTGATAAGTGAAGTGTTTGTTTTGTTTATGAAATCTTTTCTTTCAACAACATTCATTTTTATTAAAACTTTTTTTTCCCATTGCCTAGCAGCATATGTGGTACTGAATGTTTTTCTTATTTCATGCTTAAAATTCTCCTTTCCATATTCAAGGATTAAATTCTTAACATATTTTGATGAAGTAAAGTATGATTTCCACAAATCATCTGGACAACAATTTTTTGAATACCTTACTCCATAATAATATTGTTGTGTTGGAATACAATAAATTAGATAAGTGTATGGTATATTTTTCATTTTGTGAAAGTTTATTATGATATTTTTATTTAGTATTTTTCAATTTTATATAGTTGAATGTGAGTTCAAGTAATGCCAGATTTATTCAAAGAGATTATCCCGTCAATACTCCAGACAGGCAAATCTGTCATGGAGACAGAACAGGATTATAAAGACTATGCTCCTTACCTAGTCAATCGTTCACTGTCTTATCATGTTGATTGTATTCTTTATGTAAATGAGTTAAACTGCTGGCCTAGTTTAGACAAGGACATGCAGTACCAGTATCTTCTAAATACCATTAGGCCAATGAAACGGAAATTTCAACCGTGGCAAAAAGCCAATAGGGATAAAGATATTGAGTGCGTTAAACTTTACTTTGGTTATTCAGATGAAAAGGCCAAAGAATCATTACGTATACTTAATGAAGAACAAATCGCTGAAATAAGAAAAAGAACAGACAAAGGCGGAGTGAAATGATTGATGTTAAGGATTTAATTGAAGTAAAATTGAAAGAGCAGGATGATTTTTTAAAAGTTCGTGAAACACTAACTCGTATTGGTGTAGCATCTAAAAAAGATAATACATTATTTCAATCTTGCCATATTTTACACAAGCGTGGCCAATATTATATTGTTCACTTCAAAGAACTATTTGCATTAGATGGTAAGCCAACAGACATTACCGAAAATGACTTGTCTCGTAGGAATGCTATTGTAAATTTATTGGAAGATTGGGGCCTTTTGGATATTGTTAATAAAGAACAAGCACAAGATCCGACACCAATTTTTCTATCACAAATCAAAATCATTTCTCATAAAGAAAAAAATGATTGGCAATTAGTGCCGAAATACAATATTGGTAAAAAACCACAAAATACTTGATTCTTAGTATAAATACTAGTATGATCTTAGTCCCATCGGGATGGGAACGTTAAAGGTGGAACCTGGTCCTACCGCAACGTAATACTCCAGGAAATGCCCACCTTAGGGCCTGTTTGATGCTACGGTAAAAGGCGTCCGGATGAATAAGACTGTACCTCGTTAGTGTACGCTGGAAAAAGTAACCAGCACAAACGATATGCCTTCGGGGTATTAATTTAAACTTGCTTTTTTTAAGGAGTCTTTTATGACAAAATTATTTCCACAATTGGATTTTCACAAATTTGATCCGTTCGCTGTAGGTTTCGACAAGATGTTCGATGACTTGCAAGAAATGGCAAAGAAAACCGCATCTTACCCTCCATACAATATCAAACAAGTCAAAGATAACAAATATGTTATTGAAATGGCTGTTGCTGGTTTTGCCAAATCTGATATTGAAGTTACACTTGAAGGTAACAAATTGGTTGTTAAAGGTAATACACAAGAAGATGAAACAACGGATGACTACCTATTCAAAGGTATTGCAAACCGTAACTTCAATCGTGAGTTCAAATTGGCAGACAAGATTGAAATTGAAAATGCTGAATTGGTTAATGGTATGTTGAAGATTTGGCTGGCAAACCTAGTCAAAACTCAAGATGCTATTAAAAAGATTGCAGTAAAATGATAAACGTAAACAAATGGTGGCCCGTTTCTGATGAGGAATGGGAAAGATTAAATTTTCCAGAAAGATTCAAGAAATGAAAAAACTATTTTTAAGCATATTGGAAGCAATCCAATCTATCAAAGAACACAGGCAAGGTCCTGGACTAAAAGGTAGATAATAAAAAGGGGGCTTGACAGTCCCCTTTTTTTATTGTATAATGGATGCATTATGAAAACTGTTAAACAAATTCTCAAAACCTATCGTGTAAGAAACGGTACCGAAACTTATTATACCTACTCACATTGGGAAGGTAAGGATATTGACGGGGTAGAGTTTCTTGCTGTTTGTAAACAATATCCGTCACAGGATAAAACACAGATGTTACATTATGTCCGAAAGGACTCTTTGGAACTAATTAAATAATTATTGCGCCTATAGCTTAATGGTAAAGCAGCGAACTCATAATTCGTTGAGTCTAGGTTCAATTCCTAGTGGGCGCACCATTTTACATTATGAAAAATAAGCATCTAGAAGCATACATGAAAACCGCAGAAGTTTTTGCGGAATGTTCTACCGCAATGCGTTTACATGTTGGAGCTATTGTGGTCAAAGATGATCGCATCATTTCTATTGGTTATAACGGCACACCTAGTGGTTGGGATAACAACTGTGAAGAAGTGGTTAATGTTAATCCAAGTGATCCGAGATATGACTACAATCATTTCAATAAAGAACTAAAGACAAGACCAGAGGTACTACATGCAGAAACTAATGCTATTGCTAAACTCGCAAAAAGCACAGAATCTGGTGATGGGGCTGCATTGTTTGTTACTCATGCTCCTTGTCTAGACTGTGCAAAGTTAGTATACCAGTCTGGAATCAATTCTGTTTACTATCGTAACAGTTATCGTAATGATGATGGTATTAACTTCCTTAAAAAAGCAGGCGTAACAGTCCAAAACATCTAAGATTCTAAATACCAACTGGAGAAGGAGACCAACATGAAAATCAGGGTTCTAAATTGTCCGGATGAGTTATTCAAACCTTATGTTGTTAAGGCAGCCCAATTTTTTGCTAAGGAACTGATCTCCAACACACGAATTAGGAATAACTGTCACACCACCATCAAATTTGATGTACGCATGAAGGATTACGGTTTGTGCGGTGCGGAAGGTTATAATAGTAGAAATGAACCACGAGAATTCTTAGTTGAGTTGCATCCTGGTATTGGTGCTCATGGAATTCTGGAAGCTCTGGCACATGAAATGGTACATGTAAAACAGTTGATTTACCATGAAACAAATGATGACCTATCCGTGTGGATGGGTAAAAAAGTTAACTCCGATACTCTAGACTATTGGGTCCACCCGTGGGAAATTGATGCTCATGGTCGTGAATCTGGACTTCTAACCAAATTTGCAGTAGAAGAATGTCTGTGGGAAGTGTTAGAAGGATTTAAAGATCCGAATCTTCCAATAGTACATGAACCTATTGTGTGGAAATAATTACAAAATATTTTTTAAAAATCGCTTGACAAGACACAAAAAATCCTATATAATAACACTATGATGAAAACTATACATTCCTTTAACCTACAACCCCGATTAAATTCGTGGCTGGCCGGCTATTGCTCAGAGAAAAATACGAGTATTGATCCGAGACAGAGGTTAGATGAAAGTGGTGGCTACGCATAAAGTAGTACAAAAGTTCCAAATTCAAATAACCTCTAGTAACGAAAGTTCTAGAGGTTTTTTTCTTGTTGCGTCAAAACAACACCGTGGTTGACAGGTCATCGTACCTGTTGTATACTACACATTGTTCTTTAAAAATTTGTAGAGTCAAAAATTGTTCCCTGTTAGCTTAGTTGGCCTAAAGCACTGGTCTTTGAAATCAGTATCATTGGTTCGAATCCAATACGGGGTGCCATATAAAAACACATTGAATACTAACTGCGACATCTATCGAAAGGTTAGTAGAAGTCTTGCAAGCCAGTGTGTTTTTACATGGTAGATGGTCGTTGTTAAAAATGGGTACTCAGAATATCCGTTCTCTAAAGGTGCAAATCCTGGTTAAGCATAGCGCAGAGTAAAAAGAACATTGACCAGCCATATACAAACACACTAACTCCTACTAGCAGGTGGGTAGGTTTGAAGTTCTAATGCTGAACGAAGGGTTCGAATCCCATAGTGTGTTTCTATATGGAGAGTTATGCAGGCTGGGCCTGCCACGGTCTTGAAAACCGATGGACTGCGAAAGCGGTTAGAGTTCGATTCTACTATCTCTCCTCCAAGTTTTGGTGCGGTCCCATAATGGTATTGGAGAGGATTGCTAATCCTTCGAGTGATGAAAGTCGCTTTCTGAGTTCGAGTCTCAGTCGCACCGCCAATGCCCCTATAGTTTAATGGTAAAACGGCGGATTTATATCCCGTAAGCAACAGATAATTGGTTCATCTGAGTTCGAATCTCGGTGGGGGTACCAAAGAAAGATGATTATGTGGGAAGTTAAATTGAAAAATAAAATATATGTTTTCTTCACTTTAGAAGAAGCCATGTATCAAGCAAGATGTGAAGATGAATTTGTAACCATCACCGATGGCACGACAGAGATTGTTGGTAAGTTCGGTGTTGATGCTGTAGAGAATAAAACTTTACCTGATGGTGGAGTTTACGATTGGACAATGCGTAGGGATGAAACCCACCGTGGTTCAAGGAAGAAATTAGTGTAGCGGTGCCAGAGTGGTCCATTGGAACGGATTGCAAATCCGTAAAGTCGTGAGTTCAAATCTCACCCGCTACTCCATGTTGTAAAAATACA